GGCTGACCACTGCCCCGTTTGATTTTGATGATTGGGTTCGCCATTTGATTTATTGTGTTGGTTTTGTTGGGTTTGTGTTGTTGTTTTGGGGGTAACTAGAATTGTCCGCAGTCGATGAGGGCATTGAGGAGGACGTAGGTGGTATCCTGCCAGCGGTAGGTCTGCCCTTCGGCGAGGTCGATGTAGAGTCGGGCCGAGCGACCGATCTCTGGGAAGTCGGCACGGGTCGGATATTCCACGATGCTTTGGGCGATTTCGGGCAGGATGACGTCGATCTTACTGAGATCGAGTGTCTGTGCTAGGTTGGCATCGGTGATCGTTGTCATGCGTAGGTCGATGTCTCCCGGTTATTCCAAGCCACATTGGTTGCCACGGCGCTGGAAGTGATCTCGCCTGCGGAGGACACCGCCGTGCGGGTGATCGTCCACTTGGCGACCGCTGCGGGCGAGCCGGTGACTGGGACATCGGCGTTGAGCAGCATGCCGTAGAAATTGAATGTGCCTGCGGTGTTGGTAGCAAAGGAGTGGACGTAAAGGTCGGGGCTGCGTTGAGAAGAGGAATAGAGACCGAGAACAACGACGACGACCTTGGCCCCATTGGGGATGGCCGTGGAAAACGTGATCGTGCCTGCGCCTTGGTTGACGAGGTAGTCGATAGTGGGTTCTTGAACGACCCCGTTGATGGAAACGATGACGTGGTTTGGGTCGCTGGACTTGAGGCCGGTGATTGCGAATGTCTTGGCGACCCCGTTGCCGTAAAGGGTGTTTTTGGCCGAGTCGATGACGCCAGCCTGTGGGAGACCGAAGTTGAAGACAGCGGTGTCGTTTGCGCCCGTGTTCGTGACAAACGGGAGTTCTGTGCCGGTCACGGTGCGGACACTGCCGAGAGTCACATGGAGCGCGGGGTAGCTGACTCCACCGGCAGGACCGCCTCCGCTGGCCTGCGAGGCATCGATGCCATCGCCGCCATTGCGGGAGGAGACGAGTTTGCTGCTCATCCACGCAGGCTTGATGCGACCCTTGCGTTCGGTCGAGTCCCGGCGCATGGCAGGGTTTTTGCCGAGGATTTCGGTTTCCTTGGCGAGGAGTGCGGCCTTGTTGGCATCGCCGGTCAGTGGGACGGCGAGCTTGGCGGCGAGGTTTGCCGTGAGGAGATCGATGAAAAGGGAGTCGAAGGCGAGGACATCGGTGACCTTCTTGACGTATTCCAGCGTGATGGCCTTGCCGAGCCAGACATCCCAGTCGGTCGTCCACCCCGTGGTGACGCCTGGTTGCTTGGTCGATCCGGCAACCACGCATCGGTAGACGACTCCGTTATTGGAAACCGCATTGCCGACATCGTAGACACGATCCACGACCCATGCGGGCGTGCCGGAATCGGCATTGGTGAGGACAAAGTTGCCTGCGACCTCCCATGCGGAGTCGCCGGTTGAATAGTCGTAGTCATTGACCCGGAAGACGCGCAGGCAGTCGGACGGGATCGCGTAACGGTAGGACCACTTGTACTCTGGGCGAGGCAGGGTCTCGATGACGGTCCCGCTTTTCATCGCCCACGTCCACGACCCGGCTAGGAGCAAGGCATCGCGCACCTGCGGGTAGAGCGACTTGGCAAGAAGCATCGCCTGCGAGGAGGGGCCGAACTGCTCGGCAGTCCCGACCCGCAGAATCGCTTGGCGGCAGAGTTCGTCCTCAGTGAGCGCGGTCGATGGGCGGTCCTTGGCGGTCGCGAGGATCAACGCCTTGACAATCGGGCGCTGCATATTGGCCGAAAAAACCTCGGCCATTTGAGAGAAAAGGTCTTTTGACCCGGTGAGCGGCATCGCGAGGTTCGTGGCCAGCTTTGCAGAAAGGATTTCGACAAAGACCGCCGGGAACTTTGCGGATTCGGTGACTTTTGCGATGTATTCGATCTGCGCGGGAGCCGCGAGATCGGTGTGGATGAATCCGTCCACGATCTCCCACTTGGAGAAATTCTCATCCTCATCGATCCCGTTGAGGCGGATGAGTCGCAGGAAGTCGGAGGGAGCAGCAAACCGGCGGGCGTAGCCAAAAGCCGGGGCAGTGGAGTCAGCGGTTAGCGAGGCGAGTTTCCGGCAAAACTGCCAATCGAACTCCGTCTGGAGTTCCTCCAAAGTCTGCGAGTAGAAGAGCGTGCAATACTGCGCCTGTGCGGTCGCATCGGCGAGCGTGGTGATACGAGCATCACCAAGTCGAGCGAGGGCCAAGTTGCAGATTTGAACGTCCGTCATTGAGGCAGGTACAGAGAGTTAAAAAGTAGGTGGCAGACATTGTCCCGGTCTGCCAGCGGGGTGCTTTTTTTAAGCTTCGTCGCAAGCGATCTCGACGACCTTCTTCTCTTCCATGCGGACAGCGGCGAGGCTGGCCACGGAGCGGATTTGCAGGGAGTGCGAGAGGTCCGTGCGGACGTCCATGTGAGTCTTCAGTCCACGCTCGGCCAGAATCACGCCCGACTTGACGTAGGCGTAGCAGGAACGAACGGTGGAGACTTTGGTGAGGAGTTGGCTGCGGCGGAATTTGAAGCCCATGAAGGTATTCAAAGCCCCGTCCACCAAGGCGCGCACGCTGTTGTAGTCTGCCGATGTCGCCTCGACCGTGCGGAGCAGGTCTTGGAGTTGCTTGGCGGACACAACCATGATGCGCTCCTCTTCCTCGTCAATTTCGTTGCTGTCGAAGAGGAACTTCGCAGCGCGGAGCTTGGCAATGGTGAGACCGCTGTTGGCAGCAACGCCGGATTCCACATAGTTGACAGCGACCTTCTGGCCTGCTGGCAATACGGTAGCCGTTGTGCCGGTCGTGCCTGTGTAGGCCGTGCCGCCGAGAGCGCCGATGATGATCGTGTCGCAGGTGCGAGCGTAAGCTTGAGCATGCGATTGGATGATCGGGCTAGTTGGAAGGACAACCTCACCGAGGAGTTGCTCATCCCATTCGTCTACGAGTTTGGCGCAGTCGTATTGCTGTGGGCGAATCCAACGCTTGGCCATCGCTTGATCCGTGATACGGGTGTCGCGCGAGCGATCCGTGATCTGCGTCATCGTTGTTGCGTCGATTTGATTGTAGGATTTTTCCTTACCTTCGATTGAATCGATGGTGACGTATTGTTTCAGCGCACTATTCTTTTGCTGAACGAGGTGTTTCCAGTTGCTGTCGAACTGGGTGGTGTAGTGATTTGGTACGTTCGTGAGAACGCCGTTTAAGTCTGCCATTTTATTCCTTTGTTGAGTTGGGTTGGTATCAGTCGAAACTGATGTATTTGTTCTGCTCCCTTCGCTCTCCGAGTGTCCCGTGTGGGGTCAGCGGCGGCGGGTAATTAGGGAGCAGGCTCAACAAGGAGGTGTCTGCTCTGACGGTCTTACGTTTCAGCCCGATTAAGTATCAGTCAAAACATATTTTCAAAAATGTTGCGGGGCCGGGAGTCGAACCCGGAACTCAAGGGTATGGGCCTTGCAAGATACCTTTTCTCCACCCCGCGAAATTGTCATCCCTGCTTGAGCAGTCCGGTCACCAGAGTCGCGGCCTCGCGGTCGCCCTCCATGTACCGCTTGTGCCAAGTGTTGTCGGGATTGGTCATGATGTCCTTGGCGCGGGCCGAGCCGGTCATAAACTCTGAGCCACTCATCGAGCGCCCGACCTTGTCCTCGCTCATCATTTGAGCCATGCGAACGAATCCACGCACGACTTCGGGGTCCGCAAATCCCTGTGAGTTTGCATTGACTCCCGCGATCTTCGCGGCCTGCTTGGCGAGTCCGATGTTCTTTTCAAACTCCCCTCCCCACTCCTTCTTGAGGGTGTTGACCGCCTCGACATGCTGCTTCTCAATCTGCGCCTGCATGCCCTGCATTTTGAAATGCTCCATCTTCGCGTGTTCGGTCACTAGCGCCTTCATCGCGGAGGGCGGGATGTTGTGCTTGTGGGCGATCTCAGCGTAGTTTTTGACATTGTTGTCATCCCATGTCATGCCCTCTGGGAGCGCATCGGGAGCGAACTTGTACTCGTCAATGGTATCGGGAACTCCGAGCGAACGACGAAATGCCGCGACCTCTTCGGGTGAGGATTTCTCATTCGGTACGCCAAGCTTTTTTCCAATCAGCGCATTTGCATTCGCGAGCGCCTTGGCCATGTCGGGAACGCTCTTGTATTTACTGAGCGTGTCTTTGTAGGCGGCAGAATCCTCCGGGAGGTTATTCGTCCAACCATCGGCAAATGTGCCGTCCGGGTTGACGTAGCCTGTGTGTTGCGTTGCGGTTGATGTCTCCGTTGCGGCTGGCGCTTCGGCGTTGGTGGCGGCTCCTGTGTCGAGCAAACTCTGCTCGGAGGAGGTGTCGGTGGTGTCTTCCATAAATGGTATCAGTCAAAACAACCCTACTTTTCGGGGTGGTAACCGAGATGGGTCTCGCGACCGGCGTAGGTCTTTTGGAATTCCTCTGGGGCGTAGTCGCGAAGCCACTCGACAAGCTCGATGGTCTTGTCGCCGAGCATGGGGTCCATTTCGGGGCGAGGCGGGATGTCGGTGTTTTTCTTGCTCATTTTTTGACTTTTCGTTTGGGAGTCTCGATATCGCCATCGGCGATGACGGGGCGGCGAAGCATGGTCTCGATGTGAATGAGAACGCCCCGCTGGCCATCGCGAAGTGCGGCGACCACAGGGTTGAAATCGTAGCCGGGGAGAAAGACCTGCGAGTCGGTCGCGAACTGGGTCTTAATGTCAGCGATGATGAGAGCGCCATCCTTCGTATCGAAAACACGGTGGTAGGCATTGGTGAGGCGCTGGCGCTCACGCTCACGCTTGAGGGCGGCAGATTTGTCTTCGGGAGCCATCATGCCATACCGGGGAGCATTTGAGCGATGGCCGAGTCTTGCTTCACGCCACCGACCTTGCCGATGGCTGCGGCTTGACGTTCCATCTGCTCGGCCTGCGCTTGAGCTTGTGCGGCCTGCGCTCGTTGTGCGCGGGTCTGTGCGACCATTTCTTCATCCATGAGCCAGCGGGCAGGCAGGCCATCGTTGCGGGCCATGTCACGGGTGATCTCGTCGAAATCAAAGTTGTCCAGCATCTCCGGGCGAAGATTGGCAAAGGGCAGGAGCATCTCACTGGTGCGGATGAAGGCGGCGTTTTCGAGCGACTTGATCGCAAGTGCGATCCGCGAGTTGTAGGAGACCTCTGGATCGGGAACCATGCCGGTCATCTGGAAAGCTTCGGGAGGAGGCGGGAACTTGCCAGCACGCGCAAGGATCGCGAATACCCGGCGAAGGAGCGGATTGAATAGCTCAGTCGTGAGACGAGCGAATGTGGGAGAAAATTGGATGAGCTTTTCGCTCGCACGCTCGGCGACTTCGCGAGCGGTCATCTGCTTCTGGAGTTGAGCGAACATCTGGAAAAGGTCCACATGGAACGCTTCGTTGATCGCCTTGCGTTTTCCTTCAGCCCGCTCGACGCCGATGTCGTAGCGTCCACCGGTTCCCCATTCCTTCGGGGTTGCTCCGGGGTTGTTCGGATCGAAATACGTCACGCCTCCCGCACGCAGGTCGATGTCGCCATCGAACCCAGCAGGGATGAGGATGCGCGGGAAGGCGTGAATCTCTGCCAGAGAATCGAGTTGCTTCTCAAGGAAGTTGAGTTGCTTGCATTCGGGAAG